CTCAAGGATGAGCTTTCAAAAGCAGTAAAGCAAATAACGGCAAAAGGACATGAGGATCCTGCTGCTATGGAAGTAATGCAAAGGCATTTAAACAAGATAAAAGATTTCTCTCAGATTACAACACCAGTTGAAGCTGTTGTCTTCGATTACAACGGTCATACTTACAAGTTTGCTGGTAACTTTTCCCCTCTTAATCAGATTTTAGGGATGTTCAGATATGGAAGTGGGACTCCTATCCTAGCCAAAGAGGGAATAGAAAATAACAAAAGTATTCTATCAGAAGACGAGGGGAACATAAAGACTGACCGAGCTAAAAAGTTTGTTCTCTCGCTCCCTAAGTTTACTCCAACAGAAAGTTGGGGTAAGCCTGACTCTATGGAAAGAAAACAGGTTGAGAAAATCTTCTCAACTTTGTCTGGGGGTGCAAGCATTGAGGCTCGCCTACAGGATCTAAAAAGACGAGCATCTGACGAAGTAAAAATGACGTCTCCAAGGCGTATTATTAGTACTCTTATAATGTTAGAATCTTTGAGTGCTGTTATTAATAGTTTCTCATCCTCTGCTGCCGGATTTGTATTTGAAGGTTTTCTGGCTGCGATGCTCGGAGGAAAACAAGAGGCGGAAATAAGTGCTAAGGGAAACCTTCCAATCCAAGATTTGATTGCATTTTCAAACATAGATGGTGCAGCAGAGGTACCAGTCAGTCTAAAGCTCCTTAGACAAGAAGGTGGTATCCATGGCAGTTATACAAACCTTATTGATTCCTTAAACGAATTTACTGATGGAATGGTTTATATTGTAGCAAGAAAAGCAAAAGACGAGATTCTTCTAGAGCAGTTTAAAATCACAAGAGATAACGTATTTGAACTATTGACCCAAGGTCGTAGGGAAGCTGCCCAGAATGAGTTGTTTGGTCGTGGGGGCTATGGAGCTTCAACAACGCTGAACAAACTGAGAAGAGCTAAAACCTGGGAAGAAAAGTACGAGATATATCGTTCGACCAATGGTTATAATGCTGCACAAAGGGAAAAGGATATAAACAAAGCTCAAAGCGATCTTGAATCCCGAGAAGAACAAGAAGCAGCTATGAACGCACCCTCAGCGGAAAGAGATGCCGAAGACACTCAAGTAAAAGAAGAAGGCAAGAGAATCATAACGGTCGAAGAAAACCGAAAAATGATAGAACAACACCTTCTTACTGAGGCTAAAAGAGGCGGAAAACAATGGGTCATTAGTGCCAAACAATTGCCTAAATTTGATACTACAATATCAAACTACAAAAAACTTGGTGAACTGCCTGTTTCTCCTGATAGAATCGTAAAAATAGCGGCTCAACATATGGATTCACTAAGTAAGTCCGTTGAAGATATTTTTGATGCAACCAAGAAGCTCTCCGATAATATTGATAACTATTTCACTTACGGCGATCGAAGCCAAGCTATCAATGCTGGTTCAGAAGCTATCAAAGACTCTCAGACTATCGGGAGAGAGATGACTCAGCAAGTATCTGATGCATCCTCTACACAAACTGAATCATTAGATCGCAATAAAGTTATTACTGAGGATGAAGACCGCAGGATTGCTCTGTTCCCTGGTAAGTTCAAACCACCTCATAGAGGTCACTTTGATTATGTAAATCAGATTGCTAAGCGTTCTGATGTGGATGAAGTTATTATTCTTATTTCTCCCGTCGATTTCCCAGAGGTCACTAATGAACAGTCACTAGCGATTTGGAAAGAGTACCTTAAGAATGGTGAGCCAAATATCACTGCAAAGATTGCAGACTATAGAAGTCCTGTCCAAGCTGTATATGAGTTTGTGGCTGACCCAGTGTCAGCTAGAGATGGAGATACAGTTCTTCTAGTCAAGAGCAGTAAGGATGTTGGGGATACCCGATTCAACAGAGCACAACAGTACGCTGATAAACATAACCCAGGTGTAACAGTGGATGATATTGTCGAGGACCCCATTCAATCTGATGGTGGTATTGTTTATAGTGCTCGTGATATGAGACAAGCTATTAATGATGGCGACAGAGAAAAGTTCTTATCTTATGTTCCTGAAAGCGCAGATGCTGATGCCCTCTGGAATACTTTGACCAAAAAGGAAGAGAGTTTAAATAGCTTGATTGATGATGCTATTGAAGAGATGAGTACAGTGGCTGGTGGTGCTGTCGGCGGATATCCTTTACCGCTAGGTGCTAAGCCTGTTTATCCCAAGGCAAACAAAAGAAAAAGAAACAAACCTAAAGTAAATCGTGGAAAACGTCAAAGACGGAGATAATTAGAATACTATGACTATACTTGATCGTAACACTTTGATTGCTGAACAACTCATAAGAGAGTATGTGCGGGAAAGAATTAAAACTAAGATTACTGAGACCGCTAAGAATGAAGCAAGTCTCAGAGCCTCTGTCCGTAAACTTCTTATAATGGAAGCTGAGACTGGAACAGAAGAGCCCAGCACCTATACTGGTATAAATGTTCTTGCTGATCTATTAAGGAATATCATCCCAACCATTGAAGATGATTATACTATGCTGACCACCTCCAAGGAACAAAGAGATTCTTTTAGAAATCACTTAGTACATGCGATTAAAAACTCCCTAAGACCTATCGAAGTAACTGCTCAAGCTGAAGATGATGATGCAATGGGTGAAAATATTGTATTTGAAATAGATGCTGATGTTCTTACTGAGAAAGTAACAATTGATATGACAGATGATGAACTAGGGTCTGATGACCTTGGATTGTCAGATGAGTTTATTGATATAGATAAAGAAGAAGAAAAAGACGAGTTTGTTTCCATAGAAGACCAAAATGAAACCGGTCGTAACTTTGCGGCAGAAACATTTAAAAGAGTAGAGAAACAAATAGTAGATTCTTATGATATGTTAGCAGATGATAAGGATAGAGACATGTTCTATGATTACTTGGTCACGAATATGCTCCTGTATTTTGATAAGTTTGAATCAGATTTATCCACAACGCTTCCAGATGTAACTACCCCAGAATATGAAGAAGAAAAAGATTCAGCAGAAGCAGTTGATAATGAAGAAGAAACTTCAGATCTCGGTCTAGACTTATAAAAAAAGATCACTTTTACTCTTAACGCTTTTTCATCCTTGGTTATAATAGCTGCAAGCTGCTAAACAACGAAAAAAACTCTTTTCTACTTTTTCTTACTTTTATCTTAGCTTTTCTAACTCTTAACAGCTTTAATAGCTTTTAACATAATACTTATGAATAAATTGACAACTATTACGTGTTGTTGTATAATATTATCAATGGGGGTAACCGGTATCGACTGATGGGGAAGTAAAAACGGTGCAAGGGTGAGGGAAGCGTGGCTCACTAAAAACGCTTAACATAATAACTGCAAACAATAACGCAGAACTAGCACTAGCAGCTTAAAAACCTGGCTACGCTTGAGGCGACGACAGCCAAAAAACAGAAAGTCGTATTTGCGATTCTAAGTGCTTTTGATTATTTTTGCCGCAAATAAAATGATCTAGTCAAGTGGGCTGTCCGACGATAAAAACAGACCTAACCTTGTGAACGACCTTTTTATGGAGCTAGACAAGACGGGAGTTCGATTCTCCCTACCTCCACCAGCCGCCTTCGGGCGGCTTTTTTATTACCTTTAAGTATGCTCTCCAAACTAGTTATTTAAACCCATATTTTTCGGGGAAAGCATGAAAAAAACTATTATTCTAGATACAAACGTATACCTCACAGAGGTTAGTTCCATCTTATCTTTCGGCGAGGACGATATTGCTGTTCCAACCATTGTTTTAGACGAGATAGACAAACATAAACACAGACAGGACACAGCAGGTCTTAATGCCCGTACAATGAACAGAATGTTAGATTCATTCAGAGAAAACGGGAGTCTTATGGATGGCGTTCCACTCGGCGAGGGCAAAGGTAATGTATTCGCTGCTCATTTCGATGAGAAATATATGCCGCCAGGGATGAAAACAGATGACTCAGATAATAAGATTATCGCTATTGCCCTTAGACTTATAGAAAAAGGTCATATAGTGGAGGTAGTTTCTAGAGATCTCAATATGAGAGTCAAATGTGATGCACATGGAATAAAATGCCAGGATTACCAGCCTCAGAAAGTTATTCAGTCAGTTGATAATCTGTTTGAAGGGACTCAGGAACTTGAGGTTGAATATAGTACTATAGATCGCTTTTATAGCGGCGACCCGTTCTGCTTAGAAGAGCAGGAAATAAAACTTTTCCCAAATCAGTTTTTACTTCTTAAGAACACAGCTTCTAACAAATCAGCTATTTGCAGATTTGTTAATCATAATACACCCCTCAGGAAAGTGAATAAGTATAAGAATATATGGGGTTTCTCAGCACGAAACAAAGAGCAACAATATGCAATGGACCTCTTGTTTGATAAAGATGTCAATATTATATCCCTAACTGGTCCTGCTGGTACAGGTAAGACATTATTAGCTACTGCTTGTGCTTTAGAACAAGTAATGAACACAACCAGTTCTAACGGGGGGTATGACAAGCTCATTATTACTCGACCCGTTCAACCTATGGGTCGGGATATTGGATTCCTTCCGGGGACATTAGAAGAAAAAATGATGCCTTGGATTGCTCCTATTCGAGACAACTTAGAACATCTGTTTGGTGATCGAACAGCTTTAGATATGCAAGTAGAACAAGGAACTATTGAAATCGAGGCTATGACTTATATCCGTGGTCGCTCTATTGCGAATGCTTTTATGATCGTAGATGAAGCTCAGAACTTAACGGCACACGAATTAAAGACTATAATAACAAGAGTGGGGCATGGGACCAAGTTAGTTCTTACAGGGGATATTCAACAGATAGATAACTCTTATGTTGACTCTGTTTCTAACGGTCTTACTCACGCTGTTGAGAAGTTTAAGGAATATAACATAGCTGGTCACGTCACTCTTACAAAAGGTGAGCGTTCAAAACTAGCGACTTTGGCATCGGAGATCTTGTGAGAGACTACATTGAAGAAAAAATCAAAAATACTACGAAACACTTCAAGTTTGGAAACGTTACAGTCCTTCAAGTAGATGATGGTGATAATGTCTCAGATTACTCCCCAATATTTAAGAGATTAGAGAAAGAGTTTCCTCCTCATTATTTTAAAGATCTAGAAGGTGTCGAGATTGCCCATCGAAAAGAATTCGACGATCGCAACATCTCAGCCTTGTATAGAGATAACTGGTTGCTTATATCGAATAAGCAAGACGGAATGAAAGATTTACTAGATGATTTGATCCATGAAATGGCTCATCATATTGAAGTATCTCATAATGAAATGATATATTCTGATGGCAGCATAAAAAAAGAGTTCTTGGAAAAAAGAAAAAGATTAAACTTTGAGTTGAAGTCAGAGGGGTATTGGACTGATAAATACAACTTCTCAGATATTCAATACAATAAAGACTTTGATGATTTCTTATACAAACGTGTCGGATCTAATATGCTAAAGATGGTCACGGCAAGTGATTTTGTAAGACCTTATGCTTCAGTATCTCTGAGGGAATATTTCGCTACAGGGTTTGAGGCTTATTATTTAGGAAAAAAAGACTTGCTTTTTAAGCTATGTCCTGTATTATATAAGAAGATAAATGAACTCCATAACCTCTAAATAGAAAGAAGGTTACATTGGCTGGAAAACATATTTCCTATTCGGAGTGGAAGAACTGGCATATTTGCCCGCACTACCACAAACTCACCTACATTGATAAAGTAACTCAGTTCGAGGGCAACATTTTCACAGCCTTTGGTAAAGCCCTTCATACGGTTTGTGAATATACTTTGACTTCCCCCGAAAAGTACAGGGAAGTCGGTGCTATTGATGCGCTAGTTAAAGAGCAGTTCTTGAAAGAACTCAAGGCTCTGCCTGAGGATGAACAACAGAGAGCTAAACGTGATTTCAAACTCAAAGAGTGGCTTGTAAGTGGTTTGGAGATTGTTCCCGACCTTTACCGTTGCTTAGTAGAGAAGTTTGGTAAACTAGGTGAAGACTGGGAAGTACTCAAAGCAGAAGAAAAGCTCTATGTACCTATCACAGAGTTCACGGAAGCAGAAAAGAAGTTCAAGGGATTTATCGATCTTGTAGTCTACTCCAAAAAGGATGAGAAGATTCACCTGATTGATTGGAAGACTTGTTCTTGGGGATGGAAGCGGGAAAAGAAGAGCGATACTATACTGGCTTACCAACTAGTTTATTATAAGCATTTTTATGCCCGTAAATATGAAGTTGACCCAAAAGATGTTGACTGTCATTTTGTTCTTTTAAAGCGAACAGCTAAAGCTGGCAAGAAAGCAGAGTTTGTTCGAGTAACTGCTGCTAAAAAAAGAACTTCGGATGCCCTTAACGCTCTTGTAAAAGCATTGCATAATATCAACAAAGAAAACTATGTCAAGAACAGAAGTGCTTGCGTAGATTGCAAAGATCGATTTGGTACATGCGAGTTCTATAGGACAGAACATTGTAAGTAAGGAGAAAACGTGACGAAGAAAATAAAAGTCCTAACATTAGGTGACCATCCCCTACTATCTTCAGGGGTTGGGACTCAAACAAAATATATGATCGAAGCACTCGTAGAGAGTGGGAAATATGATGTATTTTCTCTTGGTGGAGCAATTAAACATCCAAACTACAACCTAATGAAGATAAATGAAAACTGGAGAGTCTTACCAGTCGATGGGTATGGGGACAAACAGAAAGTACTTGGGATTATAAAGGATTATAAACCAGATCTTCTTTGGTTTATGACAGATCCTAGGTATTATGAGTGGTTATGGATGTTTGAAGATGATATCCGCCCTGACGTCCCTATGATTTATTATCACGTTTGGGATAACTATCCATATCCAGAATATAACAAGAAAATGTACGATTCTAATGATGTTATAGCTACTATTTCAAAAGTTACTAGCGATATCGTTAGGAATGTCTCCCCTGAAGTCCACGAGGTCTATGTTCCTCATGCGGTACCAATGAATGTCTTTGGTAAGATTACAGAGTCAGATAGACAAGAAATACTAAAGAATAACCCAATGCTTCGTGATAAGTTTGTCTTCTTTTGGAATAACAGAAACGCTCGAAGAAAACAATCAGGCAGTTTGATCCATTGGTTCGCTGATTTCCTCAATCAAGAGCATATTGATCGAACAAAGGTCTGTCTGTTGATGCATACAGACACATCAGACCAACATGGTCAGCCACTAGAGTATTTAGCGGAGCACTTTGGCGTATCAAATGGCGAAGTAATCTTTTCTACACAGAAGATGCCAGCAGCGGAACTTGCAAAACTCTATAACATAGCAGATTGTACAGTCAACATATCAGACGCAGAAGGATTCGGTTTAGCAACACTTGAATCCCTTTCTACTGAGACTCCTATTATCGTAACAATGACTGGTGGTCTACAAGAGCAAGTAACTGATGGTAAAGAATGGTTTGGTGTTGGTATTGAGCCAGCGTCAAAGGCTCTTATTGGGTCTCAAACAGTTCCTTATATTTATGAAGATCGTATTTCCAAGGAAGATTTTATCGCTGCCTTGAATAAGATTTATACAATGCCAAAAGATGAACTTGCTGAGTTAGGCAGAAAAGGTCGTGACCACGTCCTTAAGAACTATAACTTTGAAGACTACAAAAAGACTTGGGTAAATCTTCTCGAAGAAGTCCACGAAAAATACGGATCTTGGGAAGAACGAAAAGGATATAAAGCTTGGAGAATGGTGGAATTATGACGGCAAAAAAGAAAATACTTATAATGGGTCCTATCTGCAACATTAGCGGATATAGCGAACATGCAAGAATGTTTGCAGATGCGTTCCTAGAGGATGAAGACTTCGAAACTTATATTATAGATCTTCAGTGGGCTAAGACAACTAGAAGCCGCACCTACGAAGAAAAGTATGAAGAGTGTATAACAAGATCTCAGGTGTACTTGCGGTATCTACACTCTACGAATACTCCAATGGGTAAAGGTTTTGACTGCTGTTATCAGGTGCGTCCTCCGAACGAGTTCCAGCAGGTCACTGATTATGATATAGGGGTGACTGCTGCATTAGAAACTACTGCTGCTCCGGCTGAGTGGATTGATAACTGTAATGGTATGAAGAAGATTCTAGTTGTTTCCGAACACGCTAAACAGAATCTTGAGAATGCTGTGGGTGAAAACGATGAGAAGATCACTACACCTATTGAAGTTATTCCGTTTTATAACAACCTGCCTGCCACCAGTGATAGAGAAAAATTTGTCGGCTACGAAGCGGTGACGACTGATAATAACTTCTTGTGTGTTTCACAAATTGCTCCAAGAAAAAATCTGTACGAGATGGTCACGAACTTTGTACAAGAGTTCAAAGACGACTCGGATGTTGGTCTTATAATAAAAAGCTATATTCAAAACAATAGTGTTATTGATCATTATGAGACGACTAGAAATATTGAAACATTTGTAAAGACTGTAACAAAAGATAAGAAGTGTAAAGTATATCTCTTGCACGGAAATATGACAGAAACAGAAATGTCTTCTTTGTATGACAAAGATATGATAAGAGGGTATATCTCTGCTACACACGGTGAAGGCTTCGGTATACCGATCTTCAATGCAGTATGTTCAGATATTCCAGTTGTTGCTACTGCTTGGTCCGGACATTTAGACTTTCTTTCTGCTCCCGTTATAAATCAGGTAAGCAAAAAAACAAAAGTAAAAAACCTATTTATAAAGGTGCCTTATCTTATTGATAAAGTAAAGAAACAACATCTTATGCCTGGGCTGATCAATGAGGGTGCAAAATGGGCATACCCTGATATGAAAGCATTTAGAAAAAAGGTTAGAGAACTCGCTACATCAAGGCGTGTTTATTCCAAAGATGCGGAACACCTAGGTAAACACATCAGATCTATTTTTACTAAGGAGAGCGTATTTCAGAAAATTACAGATTCCTCCTTCAGTGTGGAGAAAACTTCGGAGATAGATACCGGGGATATGGATAAAAAATCTTTACACGCAATTAGCCATGCAACAGTAATGAGTAACTTAGGTAATCAAATTAAGTATATTTCGGAGAAGCAAAAATGAGTTCTTTAGATTTAGGTATAGTACAGATCAGCAGTGGAGACACTAAAAGAAAAGATCTATTAATGAACAAGATCATTCCACACTGTATAGAAGTATCAAATGGTAACTATACACTAGTGTCTAGCTATAATGAAGATATGAAAACTCAAGTTGAACTTCTTGGAGGAACCTTCTCAGAATACACAGCCTGGGAAAGAGATATGTCAAGGAAGTGGAGACAGGGGATTTCAACTAGGAACGAAGAGTGGATTTGTCTACTCGGTGATGATATCCTTTTGCAGGACGACTGGTTAGAAGAGATGTCAACATTCCTCAAAGATAAGGAACCTGGACAATACGGGTTTCGTCTAATAGACGGTAATGGTAAGCGTCATGAGATGGGGGAAGATTGGATGCAATTTCCAGATCCCATCAGAGGTCTACCCCATCGACCCTTAAATTATAATATTGAAACAGGGGAAATAGAACAATCAGATACTGCTTACGTTGCTAACTGTGTTGTTCACAGAGATTTATTGGCTAAGATAGAGCCGTTCGGCTTATTTCAGTTCTGTCCAGATGTTATGTGGAGTTTGGCTATCCGAGATTATGGTTTCCCTATCTCATTCAACCCCAAAGCCACAGCTTATCATCTCGGCGACCGTAAAGATAATAGATAAAACTAAACATTATAACGATATCTGCATATAATAGGATACGAAGAGGAGAATAAAATGAAACTTTCACAACAAGCTGTAGGCGCATTGCTAATGACATTACAAAAATGCTTAGCAGAACAAGTTGATATTACAGAACTATTATCGGATTGGGATCTCAATGTAGAGGATGATTTGGTTTATGTCTTGAACGCACCAACCATCTCTGCTGAAACAGAAGAGCCAACTAAAAATAAGTTTGAAGTAGAATAGATGCCCCTTTATCACTATATTTGCGACGAATGCAAGAAAGATTTTGAACTACGTCATAAATATGGTGAAAAGGGCATCCTTTGTTCGCATTGCGAATCACCCTCGGTTAGCAGGTTTCTTGGCAACAAGGTCAATATTTCTGTAAAGCAAAATAACAACGTATCAAAAAATAAAGTCGGGTACGAAGTCAATAAGGCAATCGATGATGGTAAAAGAGAACTAGAGAAAACAAGAAAGACTTTATCAAAAGAGAGGAAAAAAGATGAATAGTACAATCCTTACTTTGCTTTTGGTAGTTTCGTTTGTTTCAAATATCGTTCTTTTATGGTATTGCCGGAACCTAGTAAAATTCATTAATCTAACAACGCAAGACATGAAAAGTCTCTATGAATCAGTTGATTCATTCAAGGAGCACTTGAAGAAAGTCTATGGACTGGAAACCTTTTATGGTGACCAGACCTTGAAATCTCTCTTGGATCATACTAAGCAGTTGAGCGGTGATGTTGGGGACTTTATTGAGATAAACCAAAACTTAATATACGGAGATGAGGATGCCTAAGCGATCGTCGAAGAAGAATCATTATTTTACAAAGGTAACAGAACAGGCAATCATTGATTACTGTGCGACAGACAACTTGAATACAAGAACTCAGTTGTATGTTGAACATATTCAGCCAGCTTTCAATGAGTTGGTCACAAAGATTGTTTATACTTATAAGTTTACGTCCCTTGAAAATGTTGATGTTCTAAAAGAAGATTGCAAAGTTTGGCTCACAACTATCCTGGGTAAGTTTGACCCATCTCAGGGAACTAAGGCATTCTCATATTTCTCTGTTGTAACGAAGAACTGGTTCACTCACAAGGCAAAACAACAGACTAAGAAAAACAGACGAGAGATTGAATATGACTCGATGATTCGTGAGATCGAAGCTGTATCCTCTGGTGACAATGAGGACCTTTTCGACGAACAAGAAGATCGAGAGTTTTGGCAGTTTTTGCTGGTAGAAATAAAAAGCTGGGAAAACCCAAACCTAAAACCAAATGAACAAAAGGTGTTGGATGCAATTCTGACTCTTATGCAGAATGTCGATCAGATAGAAATCTTCAATAAGAAGGCAATCTATTTGTATATGAGAGAAATAACAGGTCTCAATACCAAACAGATCGTCAGTTGTCTCAACAAAATGCGGGAAAAGTTTAGGACTTTCAAGAGTAAGTGGAATGAGGGAGAAATAAAGTAACCTCCTATTTACTGTATGAAAAAGAACCTAGAATCCCTAATCGAGCAAGCTCTCGATAACATAAATAAAGATAGACAAGTCACTGAAGACTTGTTATCCAACTTACAAGAACATATGTCAGTCGCTCAAGACCGCTACTCTGATAGTGGTCCTGTGGCTGCAAAGTTTGTTGAAACTCTACAAAGAAGTAACGAGCAACTAGTAAAGCTCGCCACCCTGGTCTATAAGAAGGAAACCGTATCCAAACAAGAAGGTTTAAGTGAGGAAGACAAGAACCAGTTGTTTGATCTTCTAAATAAGGAGTAGGGTATGTCTAATCCAATAATAGTAGAAAAAACTAGTGAAGGCTCAGCGCCAATAACCCTTGATGATCCAAGCTATTCTGTAGGAAATGACAACGGTCAAAACCTTGTGAGCAGAATGTCAACTGCTTTTATCAGGAAACGTGGCAAATCTGAGAACAATACAGGTCCTACAGCACAGGTACTTAAAAAACTAACTGTTGAACCAAGCTGGTTCGAAAAAACACTTACCAATCTTGGTATAACAGAGGCAGGATCAACTCTATATTTATGTAGGATTATAAGTGATCATAGGACTTCTGGTTGTCCAGAACCTGTAAGCATAGATGATAATATAACAGATCTTCATTTCACTAGGTTTATTCTACCAGGAGATGGTCCCATCGCCGATAAAGATCCTTTAGGTCCTGGTGCTATAGTCAGGGTTAGAATGGATGATAATCGCACAATGTTTGCGTCTGATATTGCTGGAACCATAGATAGAATAATTGATCGAAATGCTACAATAGAAAGTTTCTCTCAAAACTGTTCTACAGATATCCCCAAACCAGGCGGTGATGCTAGAACGACAGTAAAGGGGTGCTCTGCAAATACTGCTGGTGGTGGATCATCTAGTAGAAAAATAAAGATAGCAACAACCAAGCCGCCAAGACCAACAAGAGGAGAATTCCCTAAGAGTCCTCTAACTGGTAAGAGGGCAGTAGACACCGATGGCACGAGAACCCTATCTAGAGATGAAAGGAAGAAAAAAATAACAGGAGAAAAAGGGAACATTAACTCTCCATTCCCAGCGAGGAATGAAGGCGGATCTCCCCATAAAGGTATTGATCTTCGAACAGAGAAAAACGGTCTTATAACAACAGGTGTTCCAGTAAAGGCAGCTTTAGATGGTCATGCTATTAACGGTAAAATAAAAGGTTACGGATATGTCGTAGCAATTAAACACACAATATATAAAGCTCCAACTAAGAACAGTGCATTTTGGACATTCTATGCTCACCTTACCAAGGGTACTATGATTAGTGGTAAAGTAAGTGCAGGTCAACAAATAGCACTATCTGGAGATTCAAACGGTCTTGATACCTTTTCTAAAACAACACCCCATCTTCACTTTGAGGTCATATATGAAAACGACCCTAGCTGGACAACAGTTGGTCAAGTTATTTCTGGCGGAGCAGTTGACCCAATAGATGATTTTTTCCTTAATAAATTTGAGAAGAAATAATGACTAGCAGACCAACAAGACCAAAACAAAATCTTGAAAAAAGCAAAGAAAGAAGACTCAAGGAAAATCCTGGGGTAGTAGAAGAAAAGCAATCTGGCTACGGTCAGACTCCGATGCTTGAGGCTATACCCAAACACAAAACATCAAAAAACGAATCTCTTGTACTTGGGTCAGGAAATACAAACTGTTTTATTATCTTCGGTAAAGATAGACCAGGAGATATAAATACCGGCTGGGGAACAGAACCAAAAACTGGTGCAGCTAGGATTGATCTTATAGCTGGCCTAAGTGGTGTCGCCGCCAAAGAAACAAATGGAACCAGTGAAAATTTAGAAACTTCTCCTAATCCTTATTTAGATTCGGCAAGGATCTATATGACTCAGCAGGCAAGAGATATAGATTCAGAAGAATACTTTCATATTGCCGACGGTAAAGTTGGGAGGGTTATAAATGAATCAGCTATTGTAGTAAAAGCAGATTCAGTCCGAGTAATCGGTCGTAAAGGTATCAAGATTGTTACTGGTTCCGATAAATTTGCCGGCGGCTCGGGCTTCTTTGTAGGTGATGACATTCCAGGAATTGATCTAATCGCCGGCAACAATGATAAAGATCTACAACCTATGGTGAAGGGCGATGATCTACAGAGGGCTTTATTAGAGATGCATGAGATGCACAAACAAGCGTTTGAGTTTATAGTCTTTATATTCAAGCTACAAATGAAGCACTTGTCAATAACATTACCAAATCCCTATATGGCGGCATCTATTCCCGCAATAATAAAGACCTTAGGTACAGATGGTGTTGAGTTAATAAGTAAGCTTGCCAAACACCAACTTAACTCTGTTTTCTTTAAGTACAATATAGGTGCACCAACAGACGAGCCTGCATTGATCCTCGCCCGTGCTCTCCTAAAACCAGCTTTTGATTTTCGAAGCAAACATAATAACGTGAACTAAAAATATGACTATCAATAGACAACAAAAAAACATAATCAATCCATATGTTCTAGAAGACATAGAATATGATTTTACTTCAAATAAAAGAAACTTATTTGTTATAAGTGCTATACACGAATATTATATTTCTTCTTTCAACTTTCTTCCGCAAAATAAGATTCTAAAACTATCAGTACAAGAACTACAGTCCATGGGGATAGAGAAAGAAACTCCCGATCTTACTATCACAGCACAAGATCTACGGGCATATTCTTTTCTGTATCCGCAAAACTGCAACCTAATCGAGGCAGGTGAAACAGTAGAACTTGAACTGATAGGGGAAACTCTCGCAAACGACAAACTTTCAGCATTAGTGAATAAACTAGACGACCGAGGTCAGTTAGATCTTTATACTACAAACTCATCGCCTACTGCTATACTTCCAGAAAACATCAATAGCACTTCTATAACCACCGCTTATACAAAACTCGTTGCTATCTTACCGTTCCATTCTTCGGAATATAAAAAACTAATATATAAATCGATAGGGGAAGAACTTGCCCTTTCACTAGATGACTATCAGAGTGTTGAACAGTTATCATTATCTACAGTAGCTAACGCCTACATCAATAACGATGAAAATGTAGACATATATGACTGGCGTTCAAACTGTGGACCTGGAACAGAAACAAGTAAGATCTATTACAATAGTGTAGATGATAAGTTCTATTTCACAGAAAGAACAGACTCATCCTCAAGTGAGTTATTTGACCAAGGGTACTGGTCTCGACTAGGTCGTGAAAACGCATCTCAAGAGATGATAAAAGCTATAAAGAAAGGTGTCAGTGAGATCTTGAAGCACACTGGTCGCTTCTCCACTGCTAACTTGAATAGAATCCTTGCTATGGGTGTTGGTCTTCCTGCTGAAGATGAAAAACTAAACTTTTTATCTCACTTGGATGTCCGACCTGGATCAAGGTGGATGTATGCTATCCGAATACCAAGAAGTATAGTGGAAATGGCTCCAGAGAATAATGATGTATTTATATCATATGATGAATTTGAACTGACGCCCCTGGAGAGAGCTACTATTTTGCTCGACCCAGAAAAGAACAAATCATCAATAAAGACCCTAATAAAAGCAGAAAACCTAGTAATACACCTCCCCAGAGTTACTAGAACTTTCCTAACATACGCCAAACAACTACAGGAAGAAGATATTCAACCAGAGGATCTACGAGGAATAGATCTAGGTAGAGAAATTAGGCTCCTGGATGGCTTTGTTGATGATCTGGCACTTGCCTGTATTTACAATAAGGTCCGGCTAGACGACGAAGATATTATAGAGTTCTCATTCACGGATTCTTATGGGTTTGAATATTTTACATTCAATGGTTATCTCATGACCCGAGCAATCGGCAATAAAAACTTCTATCCCGAAGAAGAAGAGGGGGTCGAACCAAATAAGGCACAGAAGATACTAAACACCTTCTCAGATTCAACCCCAACTACATTTAGCGCTATACATAATAGCCATAGAATATATAACGACTACAGTATTACGAGTGAGGATACCCTAAAGCCTTGGCTTGACTTTTTCAATGACTATCTATATCCCTCCGTTGAGCTATCTGCGGAGAAAATAAGGAAGAAGTCGGCAAGCTCCAAAACAAGAGCAAGAAGGAATAGAAGAAAAAGTATATTCACAAAAGTCTCACAACTTGCAAAAGAGGGAAAAGAAGTAGAAGACTTTTACCGACGTATCAATACAAGTAGGAACCCTTATTATCAAATAGGCCGAGCTATTACAAGTCTTGATTGTGATACTGGACAAGCTGCGGCACTAAAAGATGTAATGTCTATTTGGTCATTAATGGATTCTAAAATATCCATAAGAGGTAAAATTCGCCAAGCTATTTTACTTCTTAGAGACGAGGTGGTCAAAGATTCTGTTACAAGGGCTTATTTGACCCAAGCTATACAAGCAGAAGAAAACCCACAGTTATTCATACGTGATATTGAAAAACAAATCAATGAACAAATCTTTTGCTCCCTAGATGTGCTAGGGAATGTTATAGAAACATCATTCCTAGATCCCAAAGATATGAATCCCACTAAAACGGCGGCTGGACCGACACCGGCGGCAATGGCGACTAATGCACTAAAGGTGGGCTTACAAGTTCCCAAGGGATGGAAAGGGACGCAGAAAAGCCTATTCTCAAAAGACGGAGATCTTTATGAGGGTATAATCATAAAAATAGTCACTGCTTATCTTAAATCTATAGCAGTTGGTATTGGTAAGGACGTTATCAAGGCAGTATTGGGGTGCGGACCAAACGACAATAGTTCAGACCAACTTGATGATGCCCTAAGAGATCTAAAGTACGGTTTATTAGACCTAAATCAATATGTTGATAGTCTAGATCTTATTGAGATTGCAAAAAGTGTAGATCTTGTCAACGTTTCCACAATTGAGGTTGACGGAACGGAACAAATAACAAAGACTGATCCAACAAATCTTCAGTTATCTACTCTTATCACAGATATATCAAACATGTGTACTCCAAGAGAACTCGACCAGCTTATATTTGGCTCTGGTGATAATGTTTTATATGAGCTTATTCTAGAAACTGTTACTGATGGTGTTATTACTTTCCTTGTGGACAGTGATATTGACCCTAACGGCGAAGAAGAGCGGATTACAAGAACAATCGATCCTACGGTATATGGGTCGTTTGAGTTCACAAAAGATAAGATCAAGAACTTCTTCATAGCTTTAGGCGACGCTATGAGAGACGAGAACATAGAAGACCTCGCTCAGATGAATATCTCTCCTCTCGATGCGTACTGTTCTAATTTAGAGCCCAACATCGGGCTAGATAGACTAGGGTTCAGTATCAGCCCTGAACAACTCGAAGCACAATATGCCAGTATTGCGGAAGATAAAATAAATAAGATAAATGCTTTATGTGATTGGCTAAAAGACTTAGAGAACATCCTTAAGGGCTTAGAAGAACTCTTGAATGATCTTCCGTTGATGAAGCAGTATGAGGATTTATTGGAATTCATAGCCAAGATTTCTAATATGTTATGGAAATCTTTATCCGAATGGTGGGCTGATTTGTGGGATGAGGAGGTAGAGGATGACGCCACTGTCACTAGAAACCTCTATTCAACACAACTTGGGAAAGATTTATATTATACAATCAGAAAATTAATTTCTACCAGGGTTATGGCAGCAAATTTTAGAACTGCTTCAGGATCCGATGGTTTCATTTATTCAGCCCCGTCCCGGAATAGGTATCAACAATTAGAAGGATTAAGTGTCCAAACCAGTGGTACGAGGATTCAAGTGGGGGATAGTTCACCATTGATGTTGCCATATCCGCCGCCTGATGTCATTGATGATGACACCCATTGGCTTCCACTCGGTAAATATGATGATGAATTAGCAAGACCTAAAGACGGCGAATCATCTTATGCTCTGAGAACAAGTCCACCGGTTCTTAGGACTCCTTTCATCCAAACAATTCGCAGCGGCGGAGGGGGCGTGGCGAAATGGGATAAACTATATGATCAGTTGGATGAATATCTGAAACTCTCTTATCAAACTAACGGACCTGATCAGTGGATCAGCGATGGCCCAACAAACAATGCACGATGTTTGATGTCTATAGAAAATATTGATGCTGGTGGAGTCCAAATCAGAAGGGCAGTAAAAAACAAACAAGGCATAATAGAGCAAAAAACAATAGCTCAATACATTCCTGAGCCAGGAGATATAGAGTCGGACCAAGAATCTGTAGATTACTATAGACTTTTATCAAACATAGGACAAAGATTATCAGGTGGTCCAATCCTTACTCAACCAAGGAATCGACTTCTAATGCCTTCTAGAAATGACGCACTAATAAGAAATATTTTGGATTCCTCTATGTTTGGGCTCATCGACAATAATGGTTCTTTTAGTCTCACAACTCTTGTGAGAACTTATGATAATGCACAACTTTCAACAATTCTTGAAAGTTATAGACTTACAACTTCCGAATCCAACGCTGACACTGAATCCGGCGTCTCGAACAGATACAGACTCGCCATCAGCGACTTTGGAGTAGACGGCAACGCCTTAGACACAGAAGATGAGTCCGTATCTATTTCGGGGTATAGATATTTCATTGATCAAAATATCAACTTCTCTTTCTCTAACGACACTGGTAAAGCAAGAATGAGATTGTACCTGAAAGGAACAAATAAGCCTCTTTATCAACCAAATAGTGAAGATTGTGTTACAAATAAGGAAGTGTCCATTGCTAATGCAATAGCATTATCGATCCAGGCACGAATGCAAAGATTCTTTATGAACGTTGTTTCTATGGCATCTCCTTTTCCTCATTGGAACAGTTTCGGTACCAAGAAACTCGTTACTGATTATTTATTCAGGAAAATATATGATGATTTAGAGACAAGAGGCTTATCTAATCTAATTTTCGAGTATGCAGATATTTTTGAGAAAGTTTATATTGATAATCCCGAAAATGGTATCTCATCTTTTAATCAAGATAATCCAAGGGAATATATAAGAAGTTTAGTAGAGCAAATATATTCTACAATGCTTGTAAATGTAACAGAAGATGTCCATCGCCGAGGCGATACATCTCCATACTCTCGTTCAGTAACTAGGGATAGATATACGGGTCTAATAAAAAGATTTTATGAAGTACTTGTATTACTTATAGCAGCTAGGCTCGAACGTGAAGGCTCAACTTTATTTGGGATGTCCCGAACAGGAATGCAAACAGCTTCAGATTTTATTACCACCGATCTTTTAGATGAAAACGGAGAACCGACAGCAGAAGGGTTTTATTATGGTGCATATTATTTCCCAATTGGATTTTTGATCGCTGAATACTTAATAACTTCTGATAGTTTGGTCAATATAACAAGAAATTTTAAACATAGTCATTATAGAAGCCTTATAGAAATCGCCAATGCAGATGATGCAATATTATCATCTATAGTAGAACAAGATGTAACAAGGTATTCTTCTCAACACGTCGGGTTCCCCTATAGTCTCAATATACCCAGTGTTAATTCCGACCAAGAGGTCTTGAAAACATATTATTCAGTCACGGAAGCTCAGAATAGACTTGAGGAACTAGCGTCTATCTTGGGTATTGACAGCGATTACTTCACTCAGCATTTGCGTCTTTTCTTGGCAACTAGGAACGAGAAACTATTGGCTGAAAAGAATATTCTCTTAGACAATACTCAAACCTTCCTAACTCTTTTAGAAATGGAAGGACAGGACCGGCTGCTCCCAGCACAAGATACACAATTAGCTTTATTCAGAGATTCTATTCCGAAACAAGTCGATAAAATATATTCACAACAGGTGGTAATAGATTTTATTTCAAAAGTGTTAGATGGATCGTTACCTTCCATTGAACAATCCTTTCCTTCAATATTATCTTGGACTTCGTTGAATGAAGATTCTGCACCTTTCTTGCAGAATTCATATGAACAATTCTTTGAGAATAAGATTATCGATCCGGATACATTCTTATCGTTCCCAGGTTTTGATATAGAGGAACTATATAGCCGTAGTCTACAGTCGGTACCCCCTCAATATAAAATAGTTGGGCACGCTAATATCGAACAAGTTATCTCTAAATTCATATCTGAAGTAAACAAATCTTATGAAGATGATAATTATAGTGACTTTATCGCTGAATATAATGAACTAAAAACTTTAGTAGGAGCTTATAAATAGTGACGAACCGACAAGGCATCTCGCCAAAAATACCATTATCCTACGATGTTATAGACGGGCCCTATCGTTTAAACAGGACTCTTGGGGAAACTATAAAGCAAAACTTTAAGAATATGGTTCTCACAATGCCTGGCGAAAGGATTATGATCCCAGAGTTTGGAGTTGGTCTATACGGTTACTTATTTGAAAATGTCAATGGTAATACATTTGATGCGCTCGTCGAACGTTTGACGGAACAGACACAAACATATATGCCTATGATAAACCTACAAAATATTGATTTCCTAACGTCAGATGAAGACCCATCTCTGTCTTTCAACGAAGTAAGGGTAAGCATAAAATATAACATCTTGCCCTTAGATGAGGATGCTGAGCTACTAATAACGTCAACCATGACTACTTAATGGACGAGGATTTATAAATGGCGAAAAGACCAATAAACTATACGAGTAGAGACTTTGAGTCGATTAAGAACGACTTAGAGAACTATGCTCAAAGATATTATCCAACAACGTTCAAAGATTTCAGTGAAGCATCTTTTGGTTCAATGATGTTAGATATGGTGGCATATGTCGGCGATCAGCTTTCATTTTATGCAGATTTCCAGGCAAACGAAAGTTTCCTTGACAGTGCTATCACATATGATAGTGTAAATCGATTATCTAATACACTTGGGTACAAAACTCCTGGCGCAGCAAAGTCAACGGGACAGGCTGCAATTTATGCTATAGTCCCAGCCGACGCCAATACTAGAGGTCCAGATCTTGATTATTTCCCAATCCTCCAGAGAGGAAGCTTAATATCTTCAAACTCTGGTGCTGTTTTTACACTTATTGAGAACGTTGACTTTACAGACCCTAATAATCAGGTGACTGTGGCTCGTGTTGATAATACCACGGGTAATCCAACCTATTTTGCCATCAAAGCTTTTGGTCAGGTAGTTTCTGGACAGAGAAGACAACAAACAGTCTCGATCGACAACTATCAAAGATTCTTGAGATTGAGGGTAGATGATAATAATGTCTCTGAAATATTGTCAATAAAGGACAGCCAAGGTAATGAATATTATCAAGTTGACTATTTGACACAAGATGTTATTGTAAAGGAGTTCCAGAATACTTCTGATGATAGACAGGTTGTTCCATATATAATGAAACTAAAACCTGTCCCAAGAAGGTTCGTTACAGAGTTCACCTCAGAAGGTCAGACATTTGTCCAGTTCGGCTACGGCTCTGAGGACAATATAACCACAGACGTGATTGCAGATCCTTCCGATGTTATATTAGATGTCAGTGGAAGAACTTATGTAACAGACCAGACTTTTGATCCAACAAACTTAATCAGTAGTGATAAGTTCGGCGTTGTCCCAACAAATACTACGTTGACTATTGAATATACAGCGAATACATCAGATACCATTAACTTAGCTGTCAACGGCTTGAGTGAACTGATTTCCCCTGTACTGTCTTTCCGAGACCAATCAACACTAAACCAAGGGGAAGTAGTAAATGTTATCTCTTCCTTAGAAGTAACAAACGAAGATCCAATCCTTGGCGATACTTCAATCCCAACGGCAGAAGAGATCAGAGAAAGAGCTTTCGGAACATTCGCTTCTCAGAACCGTGCAGTTACTAGAGTAGATTATATCAATCTTATTTATAGAATGCCTTCAAAGTTTGGCAAAGTCAAAAGAGCAAATGTTGTTAGAGATGCTGATTCACTAAAACGCAACCTTAATGTATATCTTTTGTCTGAGGATTCAAACGGTGATCTTGTTGAGTCGAACGAATCTTTAAAAGAAAATGCTGCTGTTTGGCTAAACAAATATAGAATGATCAACGATACTATAGATGTGTTAAGTGGTAAAGTGATAAATATCGGAATAAACTTCAAGGTTCTACCAGAACTAGATGTCAATAGATACGAGCTTTTAGATGCTTGTGTGCAGAAACTTAAAGATGAATACATCAATATCAAATTCAATGTTGGTGAAGCTATCTATATCTCTGAAATATACAAACTATTGAATGAGGTCCCTGGGGTTGTAGATACAACTGAAGTTGAACTAGTGAATAAGTTCGGCGGTCTTTATAGCAACTATGTGTTGAATATTGATTCAAACCTTTCTGACGATGGAAGATTTTTGATAGTACCTGAAGACGCAGCCGTTGAAGTACTCCTTCCAGATACAGACATATTGGGGGCTGTGATATAAAATGAGCATAAAAAAATATTACGCTTCAAAAGACAATACCATTACAAATGCCTTCAAGGGCAACCTGTTGACAAGGGGTACTGGATCTAATATGGGTGCTTCTGATATTTTAGAAGCATTTGTCATTCACGGTCAAACAAATGATAGTCTTTCTGCCGGACAGTCCGAGGGAAATGCTAACGCTGCCGAACAAAGCAGAATAATGATTCAGTTCCCAATCTCGACCATTATTGCAGACATGGCTTCAGGGGAACTGCCATCAGATGTCAGTAAGATAAAGTTCCACCTGAACCTATATAATGCCCCTCACGGCGACTCTACCCCACTTGATTACACTCTAGACGTATTTTCCTTAGCTGGAGCCTGGACTGAAGGTCGTGGATTGGACATGGAAAACTACACAGATATAGGGGTATCCAACTGGATCAAAAAAAGCTCAGGCAACGACTGGACAAAACCTGGTGGAGATATTATCGACGCCGCCGCAGCACAAAAGACACTCTACTTCGATACTGGGCTTGAGAATATATCACTCGATGTTACTGACCCTGTTACAAGATGGATTGACGGAACAGATACAAACTATGGTTTCTTGATTAAGTTCCAAGATACGGCAGTCTCTGGCTCTGATTCATTTTATACCAAGAGATTCTTCTCAAGAACAAGTGAATATTTTCATTATCAGCCAACCCTCGAAGCCCGCTGGGATTCGACAAGAAAAGATAACAGAAGAAACTTTTATATTAGCAGTAGTATTGCAAGTTCAGAAGATAACCTGAACACCTTGTTTCTTTATAATATTGTAAGAGGTCAGCTAAAAGAAATACCAGGACTTGATAACCATAGTTTGGCTGTTCAACTATATTCTGGATCCACTACCCCAGTCGGAAATGCTTTGTCCATTGTGGATAAAGACGGAGTTGCGACAACAAGCGTCAAGGCAAAACGCTTGGTTGAAAACGGCACTACTGTGACTGGAATCTATACAGCCTCGTTTGCTTCGACAAGCTCATTTGATACAGTCTACGACGTTTGGCACACAGGCTCTGGGGCAAGTAGAATTAATTTCTACACAGGATCCTATGAGCCACGACAAATAGATACATCAGATAACCTCTATTCAGAAGAATATATAACTTCAATAACAAATCTTGAAGATTCATATACTCAGGGACAAAAACCAACTGTTAGAATATTTGCTAGAAAGAAAGACTGGCAGCCTAACATTTATACGGTCGCAACGGCTGAGACAATGCCAGACATTATAGAAGATTCTTATTATCGAGTACATCGTGTTATAGACGGTTTGGAAGTTATCCCATACGGCACTGGAAGTGTTAATAATAACTTCGGTAGATTGTCATATGATGTGAGCGGTAGTTATTTTGAACTAGATACTTCCTGTTTGGAGCCGGGGTATGCATATGGAATTACATTTGCGTACTATTTACAGGGTAGATATAAAGAACAGCCTGAGGTGTTCAAGTTCAAGATAAAAGAAGAAGATAAATGAGCGTAAAAAAACTATTTGACAATAACAAACAAATCGTTACTGTTGGAAAATTCTTAAAGCTTGGATCGCCAAATCAACTTGGTGATGGCATTGAGTCTGCGAAGCATTTAGAATTAGCTTTAAAGAAAAAAGACTATTTTCTTCCACCCGTAGATTATTCAAATCCAGAAAACTTTGTAAAGTTCGGCTCTGCGGAACAATACTACAAAAATGCTTTTGATTATATTTCAAGTTATTATCCATACGACGGATCTAACTTAGAGAGGGTTGAGTTTTATAATAAAATCAATCCTTTAGAGAAATATATACTTGATGATATATACCCAACATCTACAGGTTTTATTACCATAGGCTCGAACTATGGAATACCTTCTGTTAACGCAACAGGTTATTATTCCACACCAACAGATGAATATGTCCAAATTAAAGGCGGTCCACATTCTGGCTCCATATACAATGAAACAAAAAACAGAACATCTAACTTAGAGTTTGGTGGAACAAGTGGTACAACTGTAGAGTTCTTCTTGAAAAAGAACACTTTAATTAAATCATCCACTGAATCTGAAAAACAAGTAATATTCGATTTGTGGAACGGGTCTGCCACAACAGCCGCAGATTATGGTCGATTGAGGATTGAACTCGTATCAGGTTCAGAAGACCGCTTCTTTGTAACAATGAAGTCTGGCTCAAATGGCTTTACAAATGTCCAGGTACCATCGGCGGGCGCTCAGACAATCTCTGACGGGACATTTAGAAACTTTTCTTTTGTCTTCAATACTTCTGGATCATCACCTACAATTGATTTCTTTGTCAATGGTACATGTGTACAAACAGGTATCGGCGGTGCAGTTGGTGATATAGCACTGGTAACTGGTTCTATGATCGGTAACATTGGCGCACTGAGAACAGATATATCTGGCTTACCAGGCGCTGCACAAGGATACGGAAAGTTATCTGCCTCTATAGACGAATTTAGATTTTGGAAAGCCAATCGAAACGATGAACAGATTGGAAGATACTGGTTTGATAATGTCGGCGGCGGTACAGACGCTTATGATGCTAACGTTTCACTGGGTGTCTATCTTAAGTTTAATGAAGGCATAACTCAGACTGCAAATGTTGACCAGGTGTGTTTGGATTATTCTGGTCGCCTTTCAAACGGTCTATTCGTTGGTTATGACGCTTCTCGAAGCAGGGACACAGGTTCCGCCATCAACTCATTGAACCTAGAGTCAGTGGTTGAGGTCGGCGACCCAATCGTTAGAACTGATAACGCAACTTACTCATCCACTCGGGCTAAATATATTCTATCTGGGAGTAATTACGATTACAATAACAACGCAAGATTGTTGAACCATTTCCCGAACTGGATTATCGAGGAAGAAGAAGAGGGTGCAAATGAGCTTGTAAATGTAACACAAATCATTTCAAGTTACTTTGATACACTTTATAATCAACTAACTTCTCTCAAAGAGTTGAAACATATAAAATATATTAGTGGAAGTATGGAATCTTCCATCAATGAGTATCCCTATAACGATCGCCTTGTTGAATCAATGGGTCTTGAAATGCCAGAGTTCTTTCAGAATGCTGGTACGCTCCAACAGTTCTTACAGAGAGATGAACAAATAAACTTTGACAACAAGCTTGTCGAAGTAAAGAACTCTATTTACAAGAACATTTATAATAATCTTGCCTTTATCCTTAAATCAAAGGGTACAGAAAAATCAATAAGAAACTTTATAAGATGTCTGGGTGTCAGTGAAGAGATTATAGCTCTAAACACATATGCAGATAATTCAGACTTCGAGATAAAGAGTAACTATGTTTCGACAACTAGTACGAAGAAGTTCGCTGATTTTACAGGCTTATTAAAACAGGCTGATGATGAAGCAACAGTTTATCAGTATCCAGAAGTTGGCAATGCCAATTCTAAGGGGTTTATAACAGGTTCATCAGCTATTGAAGAGTTCGCTTTCTCTTTACAAAGCGAAGTAGTATTTCCAAATAAGGACAACCCTGAGCTTTTATCATATGATATGCCAAGGGTTCTGACTTCTTCTATCATGGGATTTCACACCCCAGCAGACACAAATCAGACTTCTACAGACCTAACCTGGGAAACAGCAGGTAATGATTATGGTCTGCAAATATATCTTGTCAGATCACCAGGTCAATATGCAAAAGTATATCAACCAGACTTTCTTGTTCGTGACGGGTATTTCTTAGTAAAAGATCGTGCGGGAACAACACTTCTAACAAGCTCTATATTCAATGATGTATATGATAACCAAAAATGGAATTTGACGCTTTCTTTGCGTCCTAAGAAATACCCATTCAATGATGGTATCAACGGAGCCGCTGTCTCAGCAGATGGTTATACTTTAGAACTATATGGTGTTAATTATGATACTGGAATCAAGAGAAATAGTTTCTTAGCGTCCAAAGCTGTATCTTATAATGATGGTTCGAAAATTATAGAATCGAACAAGCGTGTATATACCGGTGCCCATAGAACAAACTTTACTGGAAGTGTTTTAAATAACACTGACGTTAGAGCTTCTAGTGTACGATTCTGGTCTGATTATTTACCTACTGGGACTCTAGACCTACAAGCGAAAGAGGCAGATGGGCATGGTCGCATAAGACCACAGAAGAATGCTTATTCCTTTCAGGCAAACAATCCAGGGGTATATATACCAGAAATACAAACACTTGCACTAAACTGGGATTTTGCCAACATCACAGGAAGTGATGCATCGGGCCGCTTTACTGTTTCTGACATTTCTTCAGGTTCAGCAGCAGCAGATTACCCAGCAGAATATCAAGGATCAGTCTTTAGTAAGTTCAACCTCCGCCAGCATACTGGTCGAGGAGATTTCTTCGGAGCTAGCTTTACCCCCGTAAGAAAAGAATATATTTATGTTGACAAACTCCAGATACCTGAGTATATCGGTGGCGATGAGATGGTCAAATCTCTCAACTCTGATGAACAAACTTTCGGTATCTACACTCGACCAGAAACATTCTACTTTGCTATAGAAAGAAGCATGTATCGAAGCATCTCTAACAGGATGCTGGAACTGTTTGCTAGTATCGAAGATTTTAACAATCTAATCGGTGAACCAGTAAACAAGTATCGCTTGAACTACAAGCGAATGGAAAAAATAAGAGAAATATTCTTTAGAAAAGTAAAGAATGACATTCCTGATTTAGAGAAATACGTTGATTATTACAAATGGCTAGACACCTCAATGAATCAAGTCATTGAAGAGTTCTTCCCAGAATCTGCCCGTCACGCTAGTGATGTTCGTAAAGTTGTGGAAAATCACGTACTTGAACGACCAAAGATCAGACATAAGATTTCTATTCTTAGAGATAAGCACCCAGGCGGACCAGGCGGGATAGAAGGCTCTCCGAGGGGCACAGTATGTCTGGATATTCCAGGCTGGGGTAAAAACCACCACCCCATTTCTGGTCGAGAAGACGAGAACTGCACCTGGTGGAGAACCCGAGCAGAGAGAGATGTATCTCCTTTGGTAGCTACTGGCGGCGTGTTGGTCACTCGTAATGCTGTATTGAATGCATTATCTAGAGAAATCGATCCTATTTTAGATCGTGCTGATTTACCAACTCCAACTAATAAACAAACCGGCGCAAACTCTGTTGTCTGTTTGTCCGCAAAAATACTTCCTCCTTATTATGGTGGTATCAACCAAGATCTTAGTAAAAAGAGAAGACTACGAGACCTAACTTTTGATAGATTTGAAGAGTTAGAAGACTGTAGCGACGAATTTGAACCAAATCAAAAGAAAAAGATTGCATTCCGAGCAACCAAGGGCGGTGTAGAGTACAAGGGTAATCTTGTAACTCCATTCACAGCATTGAGTTCAAGTGTTACGACGGGTTACAATGCCTCTTTGATTTCTAGCGGACTCACTGGAATCTCACTAACCAACATTCATGAAGATTCAGTTCACCCTTATCGCCAAAGTGTACCAATGCAGGGTCCATTCACTGAGCGCTGGGTAGGTGGCATCCAAGCAAGGCACGTTGCCCCATTTAGAGTAACAGATAGAGCAGAGGAATATAGTTTAACAATAGCCTCTGGCGCTGGCTCGATAACAACACTTACTGTCGAAAATACTCCTAAAGGTCAATACCTAAGAGGCTTGGCTTCGAAATCGCCGGTAAACATTCAAAACATTAAAACTGTTGTATCGGGACACACTGTTGATCAGGGTGTAAGAGAAGTCGGCAACTACTCAAAATATTATGAAGTTGTACAGGGTAACGATAGATCCCAAACGAATATGGATCTTGCATTCAATGCTAGTAAATATTCATTCACTATGCCTTCGGCTTTCCTAACAACTCCTGCCCGACGAACAGCAGGATTGACAGGTTCAGCGGATTACCCTGCTCCTCGTCAGCGCCCTGACGTCGCCGCAACTGTTGTCTTGATCACGGATAGTGCGCCCATCGCCGCCGATGATGGCAAGACAATCATTATTGCAAATCACGACGGAAGTTCTGTTACCTTTACGATAACACCAGCCACGACTTCTGCAACTCAGATCTCTCGTGCTGCATCTGGTAACGCCGATGACTTTGCTGACGCTATAAAAGCATCTATGGACCTTGCTGTTACGGCAGGAACTTTGAAAGGTACAGTGTCGGCTGTAGAAAACGATGGCAACGGAAACCCAAGAAAAGTAACAATAACTTCTGGTGTTGCTGGTCTTATAGGAAATAAAACTGTCAAGGGAACACTAATCACTGGCGGCGGCGGAGAAGTTGTATGCAATCCAGCAGGTAACATACCCGGAAGCGGTAATGGTGCTTTAGCATTCACTGGCGGCGAAGATGCTGCTCGTTCAAATGAAACAATATTTGTAGACAGATTCTCATCCCCAGGTTCGAAACAAGACTCAAAACAGCAGTTTAGAGATGTAAACTCAGACCAATATTCTCCAAACAATGCATTACCATTCAGAAATATGGCGGTAAGGCAGCCTCACAATAATGATCTAAAAGATCATTCTCTCTTTGGTGGACTTGTTGGTGTTAACTCAGCTACAGTAAATTTGATTACAGATTCCGCTCCAATCGCTGCCGATGATGGTAAGACAATCATTATCACAAACCACGATGGTAGTATTGTTACACTTACTATGACACCAGCTACTACTTCGGCAACTCAGATTTCTCGTCTTGCTTCCAGTAATGCTGATAACTTTGCAGATGCCATCAAGGCATCTATGGACCTAGCCTTCGCTGCGGGGACACTAAAATCTACCGTATCTGACGTTCTAAACGACGCCACGCCCAACCCAAGAATGATTATCTTGACCTCAGAAGTTAGGGGAACAGTAGGTAATAAATCAGTAAGCGGAACTTTGATAACTGGTGGTGGTGGAGAAGTGATTTGCAATCCTGCTGGCAATAATCCTGCCGTAGGTAACGGTACTCTAGCATTTACTGGCGGAACTGACAAACCTTCAGTTCATAAAGTACAAAGGAATGGGGTACAACAGCTAAGAACAGGCGTGACCTATCCAGCATCAACCGTTATAACTGCCAGTATTTATGATAATGCTTTTGTAACTCGCCCCGTGCCTGCTGCTGATAGATCCCAATGGACATCTTATCTAGTGGGCGCTGATAACTCTTCTATGTATGATCAATATATTTCCTTGCGTTCAAGATATCCTGAGAATATTTCTTTTGCTTCCCAGGATCCTGTAACTGAAGCTTCATTTAACTCTGCTACAGAAAACAACTTATCCTTACAAAGTCAGTTCAAGTGGTCTAATAACCGTAACTTTGTACCTTGGAAGCAGATTAGTAACTCTGAGAATCCATACGCTAAGTTCTACACAAAGAACAACACGTATGAGCTAGCTCCTCAAATAGTCGAGAGTAGTCAGGTTGGTACTGGTCTGCCTGTAAGATCTTTTGCTGATGGTTCAAGAGGTACAATACCTACAAGTGTCCGTCAAGTCAGTGACCGTAAAGGTAATCTATCAAACTATTATTACTCGTTGTCACTTAGGGAAGCTCCGGTAACATCCAGATACAAGCCGTTGATCCACCAGATCAGAACTCCTTTAGGTACTCCTGCATCAACATCCGATGAAGCCGTTACCGTAAGTTTGAAATATAGCTATGGTAATGATTTGATGGGATTTGCCAACAGAGAACTAAACAGACTTATTCAAGGAAAGACCAAGTTCTCTTATGGGACAATCAAGAGACCATATGAAATCTTGAGAGAACAGTTTGTTCCAGCAGCACCACGCTCAATTAGTGGAACAGACTTAATAAAAGTATTCTCATACTCTGAAACAATATATCCAAAAGAAGTGTATACTTACTTGTCAGGGTCTAGGGCAAGGTTGTCATTCGCTAATGATTTCTGGAAAGATGACTCAATTGTTACAAGTTATAATGTTGGGGCGTTTGTTAAGTACAGTGATTTACTAACTCCGGCAAATCAAACAACCTTTGTCCGACAGTTACCAAGAGTTCGAACCCCTTTCACTACATCTCAGGGATATGCTGTCAAAGCAAAAGAAAATACTCCTTTCAATACTTTGGACGCATCTTTCCCAATAGCAACTGGTGCCGGCAAAGCATCAATCTGGTCACTTGATTCATTCATGTATTCTGACTCCACAACCTCATTATCGACTATTTTAACTGCATCTGCCCCTGTTTTGCTGGGCGATGCCGCTACAATGCCTTGTGGTGAGTTGATGATGACACACTATGGAACAGTCGATGACGGTGTAACAAATACTCTTTTAGCCAATGGTACAGCGTCTTATCAGACATCCAGTGTAAACTCGGCACAATATGTATATAATGTTCCTGTTACAACTTTCGCACAACTTGCTGTAGCAGCAGCCGCAGCACAATGTTCTGTTACAATAACCAGTAATAATGCAACTCTTTTAGACCCATCAGCCGCTGGTGATCCCACCTCTGGAACACCCCCCAAGGGTATTAAAATCTATGATAACTCGGGCAATTTTGTTACTTTCTGGTTTGACCAATCTAAACCACCCCTTTCACCTAATCGTCTTGATGCCAATAACTATCAGGCAGGTATTGGATCAACTCCTTCCGGCGTTGATGTCGTTGCCCTTGGGTTATATAATGCCATTGCCTTGGCTAAAACCAATGCAGAACTTTTAGTAACAGCCGTATCACCAACAACCGGCTTGGTGACAGTCGTAGCTGATAATCCCGGCGCTGCAATAAACACAACTGCGGTTGGTGGCACAGGCATTGGTACTGTGGCTACTCAAATACCTTATGCAGGTGGTGTTGACGCTGGTGTAAGAAACGGCGGCGAAAGACCTGAGCCACGATCTCCTGGTTCTGCCTATACAAGACCCGCTTGGACTGCTGGTATCGAGCGCCGTTATGTTGACGGTGGGAACAAGGGAACTTTAGCACAAGCACAATATCCCTTCTATAACACTTACGAAGAGTTTGCAAAAGATATTAGACTTGTGGCTAAAGATCACACGATCGTACCAGAGTTTAGAGTTAGTGAACATGTTTCTCAATATGAACAACAAGGATCTCTTTTCTCTATTATATCTGATTCCCTTGAAATTACGGGATCAAACAATAATAACTTCAATGGTGCGAATCCACTCTTTTATGAGAGATTCTCTCAAACTGATGACATTGAGTTTTTAGAGGACTTTATGCCAACAAACGAAGGTGATAGAAACTACATCTTCAATAAGTACCCAAGACACTTCGAGATAAACTCAGAGGCTATCGTTAAGCTTTTACCATATGATGGTTTCTATCCAGTGGATAGGACTTTAGACTTAGCTACATTGTTTAGTTCGTCTTATGGTCCAAACGCTGTTATAACTGGTACCTCTGCCGCTAACAAAGCTTCATGGCGCTCAATCTTGAGACCCTTTTATTCTCCAGGTATTATGTACAATGCAATCAAATCTGGGCTTGCTGTTGATTATCCAATAAGAAGATCTGGCAGAAATGATACACAATTCGAAGATGTTTCTGTAAGTAACGCAGATCCACTTAAAGGTTGTCTTAGTGGCACTTTAACCGCCTTGACTCCCGAGGGAAGTATTCCGGGTCAAAGAAGAAGAAATCTTACAAATGCTGAATGGTCCTCGGCTGCAACAGATGCAAACAAATTCTATTGGGCAGACCGGCTTCCTTTTGAAACAATACTTGACCCAGCGGAAGCTCTGAGAACAGGTTTCGAGAGACCGACTGTATTGTCTGATATTAATAGTTTGATGTCTCTCGACGCAAGCGGCTCTATAAGCAACAAGAGTCTTGATGACTCTCTTTATAAGAAAGCTGTTTCTAACTTTTTAGCCAACGTACCGAAGTTCTTTCTCAAGAAGAAAGAAAACAAGTTTGGCTCAAATGGAAATCTTACAAAGTTTGTCTCTCAGTTCGGCGCACCTGCAATATTTGGCGGGGAAACAGCCAACCGAGTAAGAACTGTGAATGTCGAGAGAGATTCTGCTTATATGATGGAAATTGGACTTCTAAAGACAGAAGACTTCAGTTTCTACAGTAACCCATATGCTTTCGGTATTCCAACTGCAACAGGTTCAGTTGCTTGGGAATCACTAGCAACAAACCAAACCCCCTCAGGTTCAGACTGGCCTAGACGTCGAGGAGAGTTTGCTCCATACACTCCTCCACATTATTACGGACCCTCATTAGCTCGTGTTACCTTCATGCCTATCGGGGACAAGGAAGAATATACACTAGAAGAGATCTTAAACAATGATCGTGGTGAAGTTTTCGTGAGTTTCCTCAATGAAAGTGGAAGCTACTATGATATTACTTCCGGCTCCTTCGTGGATAGAGATGGTAATCCCGCCATCACTACTGCTAGTCCAGACTATGGCTGGAACCGTGCTTGGCAGAATCGTATGGATATTGATGCTTCTATTAGCATTGGAAATGAGTTCCCAATTGACGGCGGAGGAAAATATAAATCTCTTGATCCTAATAAATGGGTCATTATGCCAAAATGGGAATGCCCAACTTTGGATTTCCCAAATAGAGATGTATCTGATGTATATGAGTTCTCATCATCAGTTACTCCTGGGGAATATGTCCAGCAAACGCAGGGCATGTGGCACCAGTATGGCGTAATGCCAAACAACAACCAGGGTTCTTATCTTTATATTAAGGATGTCCCAACTGGTGATGATGAAGAATATGATTATGTTGCTATTGGAACGGCTCCAGTGGCAAACACAGAGATTGCATACAAATATGCCTGCAAGATCCCATCATTTGTAACGAACGCAAATAGAACAGTCAGATCTTTAGCAGACCTTGTTGGATTTGATCCTGATGAAATCATTCGAAAAGGATTCGACCCAGCTAAAGCAAAGAGGCTGGGCGAACTTGCGGAGTCTAATGAAAAATCTATTTCTGAGGCAATCTTAGCTCTTCCATTCTATATCGATAAAGAACAAAATACAAGACTAATAACCTTACAAGCTCCAGCAGATAAACTAGGGCCAAAAATCAAACAGTTCAGAAAACAGTTTACCAAGTTTTCTCTACCACCTTCTCTCTCTTCTAAACTGTTGGGTATGGTGCCTAGTGGCTATCCAAACATACCTGACCTAATAAATCCATTTGGTGGTGATGATTATGACTCCATATTATCTGGTGAATCAATGGCGGAAACCCCCGTTGTGTACTTGATGGAGCACAAAGTAAATCTTACAAGACAAGATCTTGCAGATATCTGGCAAGGTATTATGCCCGATCTATCTACAGGATTTTCAACTAGCCTAGCCGCAGTAGATCATTATATGCCTGGCGATAATGTAGAGGAAGAAACGACAAGATTCCCAGAGATATTGAGGGAACAACTAAACATAGGCGCTCGAAGAAGCGGTCACCCCCGTTATGATTTGCTAGATGTTGTTAGATCTCCTGATAAGCTTGGTTTATTTCCTGATATAAAATGGCTTGTCTTCAAGGTAAAAGAAAGAGGCATTGCTGATTATACCCAAATGGTTATCGAGGAAGTAGAAGGGGAAACTGCGTTTACATATGACAGTGTACGCCAAACTCTTCTCAATGGAGGAGCATCAGAAGATCAAGCATCTACCCTGTTGAGGAGTCGAGATGACTTCTCAAAGAATATGTACATTTATAAGCACCGTTTAGACGACCCAACATTTAACTGGCCTTATGATTATTGCTCTCTGATAGAGCTAGGTAAGATCAACACCAAAGTAGGATTCCGCCCAGAACTAGACCGAGAAAATACCGAAGCCGCAGCCGTGGCTCAAAGAATCGAAGATGCTGTAGAAAGTCCATTACCAGACGGTGTTGGTAGAAACGGTTTACCAGGCGTTGGTTCCGGGAATGGATTTTAAAACCTTTGTAGGTGATATTTAGATTATGGTTAAGTTTTTCGATCAAAAGCAGGAAGTCATTCAGATAGAGTTAACTCCTTATGGTAAACAAGTCTTCTCTGAGGGCAATTTTAGCCCATCGTATTATGCTTTTTATGATACTGGGATTTTATATGACGGCTCTCATGGTGGTTTGATAGAAACACAAAATCAGATCGTAGACAGGATAAAAGATAACACTCCTCGTTCTCGACCTATAACAAAATTTAGCACATCAAGGGGGTCAATGATTTCCCTCTCAAGTGCGAACTATAAAAACTATTTCTCTCAACAAGAAGAATATTGTGCAAACTATAACAGGTTCCTGGGCAAGAATAACATTTTTTCAGACTTTGCTCCATCTTGGGATATATCTGTAACAAATAATAGTGATGCTACCTTGGGAGATGCTGTTGTATACAAAGCAAACAATACTCTCCCAGAGGCTAGTGCCTCTTTAAACCTTACATACGAACTTCATCAAGTGGATGAGGCAACTTCCTATACGCTTGATGAAAACCAAAATATTATACTTGATATGTTAGAACTCAACACAGTATTCAGTGTCAACGGAAACTTTGACCTTGAGGTCTTCAAAATAGATCAAAAGGGTGAAATGCAAGCACTAAGTTTTATAAGTGACCATTCTTCCAATGCACAGGACCTTCGTGATCAAATAGATCCAACGGTTTTATCTAATACTATACAGGGGTCTAATCAGCAAATACTAAACAATTTCCCTGTATTGGATGATACATATGTTGAGTATTATTTTGAAGTTCTTTTAGATCAAGAGGTTGCCGGCGTTGAAATGCCATCCAACTCTTCGATTTATAAGAGAAATGTAAACAGAAACCCAGGAAATATTTGCAAAGTTGTACAATCAACCTCAGATCATTTCCCGATAGTTTAGGATAAAAGATGTTATTAAGGTCAATAAAGAGTCTAGACTTTGGATCGATCACATTAGAAGTGAGTCGTTCGGAGGAAGACAACAATAATATAAGAAGATTAGGAATAGTAAACGCTTCCTTCACACAGGCTGTATCCAAAGTCGAAGATATGGACAAAGAACTTGAAAATCTTAGAATAAGAATCGTCGCATCTTATGATAAAAAATCATCACAACTAATTGATTATGCCACACAAAGAAGTAATGAGTACCTTTTCTTAGAAAAACAAAACCCATTGTTCAGGCTTGATCCTCCAGCTAATGAATATATCAGTTTCCTAAGGCAAGACTTGGGGAATTCTGCTAGTGTTCTCAGCGAATCACAGCCATTTTCTCCCTACTCTACAGAGAGATCAGCTATACCTAATATGTTTAGGGATGCATTTTCTACAGAGGATGTGCTTCCTGGGACAATATATTATGATATTCCATTGGTCTATACGCTCCCACGAGACCAGGATGGTCAAATTATAAGAAGACAAATAACAGGAACCGATCCTGCTGTTATATCAGGTTTACCAGAAGAGCAGCTAGCGAACCCAAACACCAATTGGGGAGAAATATTCATTCAGCTTGTTTCTCGTGCAAGTACCCAGACTACCCAGAGAGTTTATTTAGAGCCCGTTCAGTTTGACTTCTCTGGTCTTACAGACAGTGACCTAGAACAACTAACATTTTATATGTTTGTGTATGACTCTGAATTTGCTGAACCTGGGCAAGATTTTAACTTACCCGAGATATCACTTGTAACCGGTATGAGCTTTTCTCGAACAGCTAATGTCATAGGTGACCGTACAGTTTGGCCTAGAATGGCACCAGAAAAGCCTTATCCAACAATCGGAAAACTTCTTCCCGACGGAAATTATCAAGACACCGTTATAGTAAATGCACCAGAGGCAACAATATTCCAGAGAATTGATCTAAATCCTCAAGGCGTTATCATCGAGCGTGTGAATAGTATGTTCGATAGGGTCTACGGCAGACTAGCCAGATCTATATTAGATTCCAAGCCAGAAATCAAGAAAGTAATAAAGAAGGATAACTTCTTCAGCGATCTGTGGATAACAAAAGATAGTGATGAAAACAACAGGTTTATGTTTGCATTTGATTTAGAATCAAGCCTGATAGCAAATAGTTATTTTCCATTTCTATATCGCAGTCCCAATATATCAAATCAGTTGATCAATAGCACAGGTTTGATGAGCGATCCAGGCTCAGATCCCTCTAGGGTATTGATGATGAATGTTACCAGGAGAATGGTAGACGAGGATTCAGACATAGCGATCAATGATCTAGGGACAATGGGCGGCAGAAAACCGCTTGGTCCAAGCAGAACTTTTAGAGAGAAGACTATCGGAGAGGCAACTCCAGTCGAGAATATTTACCTAAACCCAGATAATACTCGCAGCGTAAAAAACAAAACTATTTTCTATGAAGGGAGAGACTCTCTAACAGGTCCCACCAAAGAAGACTCAGGTAAATATGAAGTAATAAATACCGATGTTGTTTATGGGGTCGAGTACGTGGTTTACGACGCTGCGCCCATCTTCATGAGAAATATGATAAAGTTTCTTACTAACAGAAAATCGTTGGTAACAGAAGTTTTTGACACTATCGTGAACTCTGTTCCGACTAATGAAGGATACCAAGGTGGTATAGTTAAAGACGGTAGAGACTTATATAACCCTGTAGCTCTAGCTCTAAATGTACCATTGTCGAATATAGCAGGAACACTTGACGGAAGAGTTCAAATATTTGAAACAGCACTTTTAGACGCTATATTAGAATACCAGCGGATGTTAGATGATCTAGTTCCATTTGAATTTGAGTCTGGCGGGATTGATATCAGAGCTTTTTATCAAAATGAATTTCAGAAGAACGATGGGCTTATTGATCCGTTAGTAATAAAAGACGTAGAAAAGCTTATGGATATAGGTATCCAGCTTATATATCGTAAGCTCACAGAGTTCTTCCCTAATGATCCTATGGGTCGAGGATTAGATGTTAGTATACAATCAAATCTTGAAAGAAGGGGCTTCTGCCAGAGAAAGGTACCCTTGGTTCATGGAGAATATTATTTCGATACAACTAAGCCAGAAGGTAAAACCTTTGGTTTTGGTTCCGACTTCATCTTCAGAACAGAGTCAGATTCTAATGATTTCGACGGGCTAACAAGAATATCTATTGAAGAATACATCGAAAGAGTAAACAATGAGTTTGAGAAATATTTCTCATCGTATACTCCAGGACTATCAGTAACTCCGGTGGGTAGTTATGAGGCTCCGGCATATGGTTATATGACACCCAACATTATAAGGACCCCTGGCCGTGATGAGTTGCAAACTCAAGTATTGTCCAGACCCACGCCAGGAACCCCAGTTGTTGAGTATAAATTAAATGAATACGCTCAGATTTTTGCTGATATTGCAAATCTTAAATATTTTATAGAAAACCGCCAAACAAATCCTTCTACAATTGGGTTTTATAGTCAAAGGCAGACCAGAAACAACGCACTATATGATTCTGTTATTGAGGCACTCGAAGAGCAGCATGGGGTAGAAATAAACTATAATATTAAGCCGCAATACCGAGTACCCTCAATTATGACTGGCGAGACTCTCCCCACTGTCGGGGACAACTTCTCAAGATCTTATATATCAATTTTTCGAAATGGTCCGCTTGCTATCCCAACATTAATCGGAGGAGAAAATAATACAAATCCGAGCGTTATCAGCTTTATAGACAGTATTGAAGAGACCTTGTCTCAAACAGACCCAGATCGATCAAAGGGTACCTTAGACAGAGAAATCACCAAAAGGGAACAACAGGAAAGACCGATCAAGCTTCCCTTTGCTATCTTGGGTGAACTAACTGTAGACAAAACTCTTGATTTCTCGACAGATTACGAAGACAAAGAGTTCAACTCTCTTAGGGAGTTTACAAATATTAGAAATTTTAACAGTGCTAATCTAAGAGGTGCTTTACAAGATACGTTTTATTCTACTCTACCTAATCAAATAAAGAGTGCTATAATCATTTCAACGACCAATGACAGAATAGACTTTGGTTTTCGGGGCATTACATTTGATGCCCGCCGTCCGATTCTGATAGATCAAGATTCCGGTGAAGAAAGAAGACTAATTAGTTTTGCTGGTGATGGAGAGGTGCAGGTTCCTTATCTTAAGACCTATGACCCTATGAAAATATACGCTAAATTCTTAACCTTTTGGATGAACTATAAACAAATAGCTAAAATTGAGTATCTAGACAGTTTCGGGGACCTAAGTGCTCCACGAGATTTCTATCCAGACCTAGCTCAACTAGGTATTCGAACAGATGAGTCTACAATTGATAAAACCAAGTTGTCACAATGGAGAATATTAAGTCCAGAAATTATTAGAAAAACTGAAGGCAATCTTTTGTGTCGAGTTAGAATGATGTCTCCCGAAGAATATATAGATCTAGCCTCTCCGGAAAAATATGATGAACAATCCCTAAACAAATTGAAAAAGTATTTTGAACGTAAAGAATCTCTAGAGATGCCAATATACAATAAGTATTTCCTCCTCGATATAAACGCTGTCCAGGAAGAAACGCAGGATCCTCCATCAGAACCTGACCCTAAATATCCAGCAGTTTTAGTAACAGAAGAACAGGTAGTGACTGATCCAGTTGTTGGCTCACTTGCTGGTTTAGTTGGGGCAGGATACGCAGGGGAAGAATAAAATGACATATAAAAGAAAACTACAGATAACAGTACCAGATACCTCCCAACAATACGATCCTCTTCGGAGGTATTATTCTCGTGCTGGGTTCATGAAGCCAGTTAGGGAAGACTCCTCGCTCTTAGCTTCCGAAACTGATTCTGGCAGTAAAGTGAAGTGGTCACTTGGTGGCTATACTGAGAATAACCCCGATGCAATCAAGACACCAACTCAAAAGCAAATGGATGACTGGGCAGCCGCTCATAAGTCCACTCTCCAGAGCGAGACAGAAACAACGGAAAACCAATACCTTACAAGAGGTCCCGATGAAGAAGTCATAAGTCTGCCAAAAGTATTGCAGCAGCTTCGAATCAATACTGTAGATAAGATAATGAGAGGGCAATATGAGACTGTAAAACGAGAACTCGACAGTATCCAAATATATAATGAAGAAGGAAACTTTATTCCTGAATCGGGCATTTTCCTTGGAACAATATTAACATCAGTAAATCCTGATAGTCCTTTGTATACGACAATCAGACAAATATTTGACAGAGATCGAAATCTTAGACCACGTTTCCTGAATCTTGGCGCTATCTTTGAATTTGCAACTTTGTATTTGTACGCTGGAGTAGGAACAGAATCAATCCAAGACAAGCTCGCCGTATTTAAGGCAGTCAGACAACAACTTGGAACAGAAGAACTTAAAAGAATTATTAGTTCTACACCCAGGTCTCAAAGAACAACATATCAAATAACTCAGATAACAGAGGACACGCCCTTTATAACAAGGTCGGAAATACAGCCATTCTTGTCTCTAAACGCTGGTTTGAGGAATGATGAAGGCGTCGCCCAAATCGAGCCTGAATATGTTTTATACAACGAAAAATATGAACAAGCAGTAAGTGGCTCAACTGTTTTGGAGACAACTCAACCAAATCTGTACCTCTATGATCTATATACATCCGCAGGAATAGATGAAGAGGGTAGAAGAGTCGATGGCTCATGGCAAGGTGACCCCTCTTTATCTAACACAATGCAGCTAAAATATGGAACATCTGTTACTTTAGACGGCAACATAGAACAGAATCAAGGACTTTTGAATGATACAAGCCTATCTGATTACCTTAGGGTGTATTCGAAAGAATTAGAGTGTAACCTCACTGAAGAACAGAGATCTAATATCAATCATCTTTTGCAGAGAACTATTGTTCCTGCAACTGATTTAGGTATCTTGGAAAAGATTAATGAGAAAAAGAACTTTTTCCCAATGTACATCGAGACTTCATTTGCATCAGACGCTCTTGGTCCTGTTGGTTCTATTATACAAAGTAATACTGTAAGTTCTACGGTCTTAGACTTTCTCAGTTCAGATGAAGGTCAAAATAGACAATATAATATCAAATCTGATTACTTTGTTGGAAGATTGTTCTCTGACCCTGAAGATGATGCTGAAGGTAGTTATATAACCTCATTAGTGAACGTCGGCAATCAACCACTTAAGGTAATGGATATATATAAAGCACTTGAGTACGGTACAAATGATGAGATGGTGCAAGCTCTCACAATAACGGAGAATGGTTTAGAACCCCTAACTGGAGTCGAGCTTTCGAACCAACAAAAGTCTAATCTTGACAGAGCTTCTGTAAATGTAAGATCAACAGTGCAGCAAGAAATGAGAAGTTACGCTGATTTCTTGTCAGACTTGAGAACCCAGAGTCACTCCGAAGCACTTGGATACAGGCTTAGCAAGTTTGACACCGACGGACAAAAGGTACAAGAAGTAATATTTGGAAACAATCTAGAAACTAGAGAAATAAAATATGTTGACACACAAGTCAAATATGATAAAGAGTACAGGTACGAACTGAGTGAGTTTAGATTATCAGTCAGTACAGAATACCAAATGGTTGTATTTGGTCAAGAGCCAGAACAGTTTGCTAGACAATCAGACTCAGAAAAACCAGATACTCTTGCCCCTGCTAATGTATTTTATGATATAGATACAATCGAAAGACCCGTTATAGAGGTTATAGAAGTTCCTGTTTATGGATCCTTCTACGCAGGGCAGTTTGTAGGACTTGAGTATGGTATAAGTTATCCACAGGCAAAAGTTATGGACCACCCACCTGCGGCTCCAGATCTTCAGGTACTTCCTCTATTAGACAACTACCGCCAAGTCAAACTAGTGGTTCATCCAAATACAGGTGACTACACTGGAGATTATGCTCTTCCATTAATCACTTTACCTGGGAGCGAAGATCGTATCCAGTCTTTGTTCAACTATCAGAAACAGTTTGAAAACTTCAATCTAAGACCTGGCTATTTGGAATATAAAAATGAGGGTGCAAATGAAATACATAAAGTCCGCTTACTTAGAACACGAGATCTAGATCTTACGGTCCCAGAGTACAACGACTTGTATGTATCTTTCTTTACGAGCGAGACGGGTGAAATAAGGACTCTATCTACAGATCCTGATGCTGGTGAGGAAACAGTTGTATCTTATGATATCCTAGACGACCTACAAATCAACACTTATTATTACTATTCTTGTTATGTTGAGGATGTTCATGGTAATCCCTCTTTACCATCTCCTATTTATCGTGTAAGATTAGTCTACGAAAAGGGTCTTTATGTTCCGGAGATTGAGTTATTCAACTATAAACCAATGTCAAACAAGACTCCTACCAAGAAGTTTGCAAGGTTTATACAGTTGGCAGCCTCTGAGATTCAGTCTTTCCCGTTCACGGAAAGAGATGAAAACGATGTTTTGAAGGGGATAAAGAATCTAGCATCCGAACAAGGAAAGTCAGTAGCAGACAACTCCTTCATATTTAGATTTACCTCACGAGATACAGGCAGAAAGTTTGATTTGAAAATAAACGTAGAAGAAAAAACAATAACTCCGGAAGACGGAAATATTTTTGATTGTGAATAAGAAAAACCAATTTTGATAAAACGATACTACTTAATAAGAACTACCACAGTAGTATAAAGAGGAAAAGATATGGCATTTATAGACAACAGTGGCGACATTATTTTAGATGCTGTCCTAACCGATGCAGGCAGAAAGAGACTAGCCGCAGGTGATGGAAGCTTTAGGATCGCCAAATTCGCTCTCGGTGATGATGAGATTGATTATTCTCTCTATAACACCGGCGCTACAAGCGGACAAGAAGATTTGAGAATCTTGCAACTTCCTGTATTTGAAGCTTTTACAAACAACACAAGCGTTCTCAAGAACAAACTATTGACATACGCTGACAACTCTTTGTTATATTTGCCCGTTATCAAGCTCAATAATAAGACTGGCGATACTGGTCATCAAACTCTCAGTAACGGAGGGTACCGAGCCTCGGTGGACACAACTACCTCAACCCTAATAACTAATACCTTTCTTAATGATGGATTTGGTACTGCTGGTTACCGTAACGCTGCACAAGATGCAGGTCCAGGGGTATCAAGAATCTCATTTGATCAAGGTCTCGATTCCGCCGACCTATCGCTTGCCAGCCTTTCAACTACACAAAGAAATTTGATGGAAACCCAATATATTGTAGAGGTTGATAATAGACTATTACAACTAACTACTGGCGACGGGTCACTTGCTACTCCAACATTTATAGATGATGACAGCGTAGCAAGTTATTACTTTTCGATGAACTCAAATCCAGATTATTTTGCAAATTATAATTTAGAAAACGTAAACCCAGATGTCGGAATAGGAACGAAGGTTATTGGACCAACAGACACAACTGGTCGTCTTGGACCAAGGTTCTTCTTCGGTCTAAGATCAACTCTAGACCTCCAGGTCAGCACAAGTCTCTTTACTCAATTAGGTAAGACGGGTCAGTCGCTGTTACCCGACCTAGCAGGAAGTTTCAGTATTCTAGATACAGTGGTCAGAGTCACTGGATTTACTACTGGGTACAGAACAGACGTACCACTACAACTAATTAAGTTAGAATCATAGAAGGAATAAACAATGGCAACGAGCTTTAAAACACTACTAAGCGAGAATGTTCTACAGAACATGACCAAGCTTCATGAGGCTATTCCTCTAACTGGTACTATATTATCAGGAACATATAACGACGCAAGCGTCCCCCCAGATCCTACTAACGTAAAGAACTACTCACATGGTATGTTCCAATCTGTTTATGATTATCCTTATCTAAGTTCTTCTGCAAACCATATCCTAGACTTGACTTTAGGAATGGATTCAGCTAATATGGCTGCTGCTAGTCTTGATGGTGTAACTCAGCAAAACCAGAAACAAGACATCTATAACGAGATGGCTCAAATGCTCTGTGGGTATGATACCAACGGTAACATCCAAAAGTTTGATGCAAGTGGTTCATTCGCTGTTACTCCAAGTAACAAAATGGGGCAGGTATATTTCGTCAACTTTGCTAGATTATTGACAAAAGATGAAATGCAAAAGGTCGCCGGCGGCGGATTCATAATGAGTTTGAACGTTGATGCAACTTATGATGTACCACAGACAACCGCTGCCAGACTAACGCTCCAGGACGTCAATGCAACAAACGCTCTTACTTCTTCTCCAGTGGGGGAGTACAATGTCTTGTACGGTAGTACATCTGGCACTCCTTCTGCTGCAACAGACAAGGCTTTAGGTTTAGTATTTTATCAGGCTGGTATTGCTGTTTTGACTGCATCTATCTTTGATTCTGCTGTAACATCCGAAGCAACAGATTCAGAACTAGACAGTGGCACTCAAACAGCCATTCAGTTGATGGTCTCTGGTGCAATCAGTGCCACAGCCGATGGTATCCGACACCGTATTAATGATATTGACTTCAATAATACAACAGAACTAAACTCTACTATTTACTTCTGCCGAGCAGGGTCTAACGAGTTCAACTACAGTAGTAACCCAACTTACTTAAACTCAAGTCAGATTCGTGTAAAAGAAGTAAGCACTGACGACCCAACTTCATATATTACAACAGTTGGGTTGTACGGCGCTAATAATGAGCTACTTGCTGTTGGTAAGCTAAGCGAGCCTCTAAAGAAGACTCCTGCTGACGAGTACACTCTTAGGGTCAGACTAGACTACTAAAGGGAGGCTGCATGTCATACCTCCATAAGTTTGGCAGAGATGATATTTTTATAAATAGGATGGTTGCCCATCCTGAGTATGAATTTCTAATGTATAGCGGATCTGCCTATGTCAATAATGACAGGCATATGGGGGAGAATATCCCTACCGGATCCATAAGTCTATATGAAATAAATGTTGATAGAGACGGAACAGCACAAGAGTTAATATATCCTTTTATAACAAAGGACGGTTACTGGCTGGCTTTTCCAGGTGTAACTGATACCGCCTATGAAAATCTTGATTATGGAGATACTATAGTCGGGTCCTATCCTCTAACTGCTTCTATCTACCGTCAGTACTTCGGTGCGACAACCAATCCATTTCCTGCTGGCTCAGATGCGGCAAAAGATACATATATTACAAATAGAAAAAAACTAGTAGCTCTTAAAAACACAATGAACTATTACCGCTATATTAGTGATAGTTATAAGTATGACGGTATCTATGACAAAGACGCAGTCAATATGTTTGAAATCCCATCAGTGTTCTTCGATTCAGGGATAGAAAAAGGATCAGTAAGTTTAAAGTTCTATTACACTGGCTCCTTAATGGATGAAGCAAAAGACCTTAGGCACAATGGAGAGCTTGTTTCCACAATGGGAGCAACTGCTGGCAAAACGGTCGGAGTCGTTCTCTATAATGAGGGTTTTATCCTTCTGACCTCCTCAGCAACAATCGCCAACAACTATGACGATTATGAGGGATCGGGCACTGAAGTGACCTCCCGTTGGACTTATTTCGGCGCATACCAAGCCACGGGCAGCGGCGGCTTCGCTACTGCTAGTGTTGGTACTATAACATTCAAGGGAACACAAAAGATCCCAACAATGACAATGTTCGCTACCGCACAGCCGGGAGAACTTAATAACTCCCTAAATCCAACCTGGCTCAGTTCATCAAACGGCAATTGGAGAGACTTGACGCTCACTGGTACCGCTGGGTATACAGAACCTCGACAATTGGTTATCAAGAATACAATCCAAAGTCAATACTGTGATTTTGAAGAGGACTTCTCTAAACAAACATTCATAACCGAAATAGGAATCTTTGACGATGATAAGAATCTTATTGGGGTTGCTAAACTAGCAAACCCTGTTATGAAAAAAGAAATAGACGAATACACATTTAAACTAAAACTAGATCTCTGATATACTGACCTATGATCTTAGGACTTGATATATCGACCGCTGTTGTCGGCGTAGCTGTTATTGATGACGGCAAGTTAGTTCTCAGTACTCACTGGGATATCTCTAAAGCTGACACTTTGTTTTCTAAGGCAGAGGCAATCGGCGCTGAACTCTGGCAAATAAGAAATGATTATAACATTGAAAGTGTTTTCATTGAGACGGCACTGAAGAAGTTTATACCAGGACGTTCCAGAGCCGATACGATTATGAAGCTGGCAAAGTTCAATGGCATTGTGTCGTGGATGTGTTATGAGAGTTTTGAGATCCAACCAACTTATATTAATGTCAACAGCGCCCGAACACTTTATGGTCTATCTTTCCCACGAGGAACTAAGGGACCAAAAAGAAAGAAGATGGTTATTGAAGCTGTGATAGACAGAGAGAAGACAGCTTTCAGTTATGAGATGGCACGTGGCGGGAAGAACTATAAAAAAGGTACTGACGACAGAGCCGACGCCATTGTTATTGCAAGGGCCGGCGAGTTCCTTCTCAAAAACAAGGATAACGAAGGATTCCTTACAGAGAAGATCGTTTTAGTAGACTAGAACAGATTTCTAAAAAGAAAAAGTAAAAACACTTGACCTACTCTGGTCATATGCTATTATAGTGTTGAAGGGAGGTGCTCCTATGAAGTACCAAGTCTTTAGCGATATGGATGGCGTCCTCGTCAACTTTGAGGGTGGCGTTCTAAAATACATGAACAGACGTTTTCAGGAACTGAAGGATCAGCCAGATCATCCAGATTACAAACTGGCTGCTTCGGCTGCCAAAGAACTGGGCGGCTGGGACGTCGAGATCAACAAATGGCATATTGCCCGATCTGACCAAGAGAAGAGTCTGCCCCGCAACTATCGAGTTCGAGACTTTATGTATCGGCTTGTGGAAGATGATGTAGATCTGTGGGCAAACCTTGAGTGGGAACGTGGTGGCAAAGAACTTTGGGATTACATCAAAAACATTCCAGGTCTAGAGATTCTATCCGCCCCTATGGCAGAAGGTTCAAAGATCGGCAAGCGGATGTGGGTTGAGACGAATCTAGGTGTCCCGATGGAAAAAGTCAATCTTTCTGACAGCAAGAAGCCCTACGGAGTTTGGAACGGAAAACAAGGACTTCTGATTGATGACCGTGACAA